ACAACAACAACAACAACAACAACAAATGCCTGCAACGACCGCCGGAGCCGCCGACCTGCAGCACGCGTCGCTGCTGAGCGGGTTGACCAACGCACAGCGCACGGCGTTAAGCTCCTTTCTGCGCCCCCTTTTGCATAACAAGGTGCAGGAGGTGTTGCGGTCGCCGTGCACCGTGATCGCGATGCCGAACGACCCTTCCAACACGTACGTATTCAGCGACGTCATTTTGGCGGTCCGGGAGCGCCTGTCACGCGTGTGAGCGCGGCATTGAAGATGTAGCTGAAAAGAAAAATCAGTCTTGGTTTCGATGCGTCGTATGGTGGAAGACCTCACGAGTCCCGGCGAAGGGGCGTGGAAATCGCGACGCTCAGAGGTACTCCAGAGAAGTGACGCGTCTTCGCTGCGCATTGTGGTGGCGTTGCGTTCGGAGTCGGACGCGGCGTCGTTCGAGCGCGACGTGTCGGCATCCGCTCGGCAGCGAGTTAAGGTGTTTCGCAGCGCCGCGTTCGACGATGGTTTGGGTTCTGGTTTTGGTTCTTGTCGCGTGGTGCGTCGCTTTCCGTCGTTCTGCATGATGGTGTTGGAGTGCAGTTCGGAGAGGGCGTTGGGTGTGTTGCGTCGCGACGCGCGCGTTCGTTTTGCGCACAGGGAGGGTGTGTATTCGGTGGCGTCGATGTCGTGGGGCTTGGATCGCATTGATCCTCCGATGGATGGCGTGTATCGTCCGTCTCGAAACGGCAGCGGCGTCGGCGTCTTTGTGGTGGATACGGGTTTGGATTGCGGTCACGCGGAGTGGTCGGGCAATTGCGTCAATGTGTTTGACGCGTTTAGCGATTGTTTGTCGTTGAACAACGACGGGCACGGTCACGGAACGCACTGCGCGGGAACGGTGGCTGGTCGCAGCGTGGGCGTCTCCCCCGGCGCGCGCGTGTACGGCGTGAAGGTGCTGGACGACGACGGCAGCGGAAGCTCCGTAAGTGTGTTGTCGGGTTTGGAGTTCATTTACACGCAGTATGCTGCTCCGGCTGTGATTTCCATGTCGATCGGTGGTTTGTGTGACGACATTACGTGTGCGCAGGATGCGACGGTGCGCGTGATCGACGACTACTTGGTGCCGGCTGGGTTTACGGTGGTGGTGGCGGCGGCGAACGACGCGTGCGACGCGTGCACGGTGTCGCCGGCGGCGGCGCGCAAGGCGATCACGGTGGGGGCTACGAATGCGGCGGACCGTCGCGCGTCGTATTCCAATTTCGGTGCTTGCGTGGATGTGTATGCTCCGGGCAGTGCGATCACGAGTGCGTGTGCGGGCGGCAACACGTTGATGTCGGGGTACTGCAACGGCGACTATTTGACGATTTCGGGAACGAGCATGGCGACGCCGCACGTGGCGGGCATTGTGGCGCAGTTGTTGCAGTGGAGTGAAGGGTCGTTGACGCCGGCGCAGATGTTGTCGTGGGTGCAGGATGACGGAACGTATTTGGCGTCGCTGGATGACGATGGCGGTCGTCCGGTGTTGTCGACGATTCCTCGATCGCAGCCGGTGGCGTCGGCGACGTCGGACAACGGGTACGCGACGCCGGGGGCTTGGATTTGCGACAAGGGCTACACGGGGTCTTCGTGCACCGTCTCCGCGCCGTTGTTGCTTACGTGCACTGCGGATCGCCCGGACTTGTTGGTTGCGTACGCGATCAACCAGCAAAGCGACGACGGTTGGGGTCAGAACGACAGTTTGGTGGTGGCAACTTACCCGGCGTTGCTGCCCGTCATGAACGGAACGCTGCCGTGCAACTACGCCACGGACGTGCAGGCGTGCGCCGTCGGCTCCGTGTACGTTGCAGCTTTCTGCGCGCCGCCGTCCTCGTGGAGCCACACCTACAAGGAGCTGTACGTGGACCCGTGCGCGTCCTACATGTACGGCGCGTACCCGGGCGAATACTTTACGTTCGAAGTGAACTCCGCCGACCAATCCTGTGCCGTGTACTCTGACTTTCATCGACTGAGCGACAACGCGGCCCTTGCGCGGTCCCTTTGCCCGCCCGAACTGGCATCCTTCTGGGACAGCGCGACGCCCACACGTGCGCCCACACATGCACCCACACTCGCACCCACGCCCGCCCCTTCCGAGAACGCATCGCAAAGCGGCGACCACGCCGCGCGCGGAGAATCGCACAGCGATGCGGAATCCGCCCTGCTCATTGCGTTGCCGACGTCGCTCGTTCTGATGTGCATGCTGTTCGCACTGATCGACCGACTGCGCCGGCAGCGCCGCGACCAGGAGTCGCACCTGCACATGGCGTCGCTCTTTAAGGTGCGTCGCCTGCACGCGGAACTCAAAGACGACCCCGAAGTGCCCCCTCGACCCCTTAACGACGTCACCGTGTTGTAACTGACGCACCAACACCCCCCACACGAAAACGTAGTGAGGTTAAAACACATGGAATCGTACGAAGCTTGGTTGTACACGGCGCTCTCGGCGTTTTACGAGCGCACAAGTTCCGTTCTGCGGCAGACCTTGGTTTCGCGCAGCGGCGCCGTGATCGAAGCCTCGTTGTCCCGTCTGAATGTGCTGCTGTTGAAGGAGGAGCAGCCGGCGAGCGAAGGGTCGTCGTTGAGTTCCGTCGAGAGTTTGTCGGACGAAATGCAAGCGGTTCGGCGCGCGCTCAAGCCGACACAGAAAACGCCCTCTTCTCGCGTCTCGTGTTCCAGCGCGGCACGTGCGTTGCGTGCGTTGGTGCAGGAGTTGCCCGAATCGCACACCTCCAGTTCCTCCGATCTGGACGAGGCGAAGCGCAAGTTTCCGGTGCTGGCGGATGACGAAGCTCGATTTGCGTTGCTGTCGCAGTATCACGTCTTGTTGTCGGACTCGACGCGTCTGCAGCTGGCGATGGCGTCCTTTGTGGCGGACCGCGTCACGAAGCGTCTGCTGGATTTGCAGCGTTTGTCGCGTCACCCTTGGTTGACGGGCGTGGAGTCGGAGGCGATGGTGGCGCGCGCGGATGCGCGGGCGCGCGCGTTGACGATGTCGTTTTCGGGTCGCGACCTTGCGGTGCGTTTGCTGACGGCGGTGCTGGAGGACGCCGCGTTGGCGGCGGCGGTGGTGGACCGCGATCTGGCGCGCACATTGCCGGCGTCGTTGTCCGTCAGCGGCTCGCACGTGCGGCATGTGTTGGGGCTTTTGGATGCGTGGTCAGCGACTTCGCCGTCGACGGAGCACACGCCGTCCGCGGCCGTGCTGGCCTCCACGTTGTCGGAGACGCAGCGCATATCGGAGGGTGCCAAAAAGCTGCTGCGACAGCGCTCCACCTCCGGCACCGAATCCCCCGACCTGCGCGCCTCGGTGCGCGCCAGCGTGGAGCGACAGCAGCGCGAGCAGCGGTCCGTCGCCGAAGAGCCCTCGCCCGCCTTCGCCGCCGCGCGCCGCAAATGGCATCAGCGTCGCTCTCGCATCGACGAGGCGTGGATCGAGCGCGAGCAGCAGCGTCTGACGGAGCGCGTCGAGAGCGTCGAATCTCAGCGCTTCGATGTGTTTCTGCAAGCTCGCAGCTCCTTGCGGGAGCGGCACGCCACCATTTTGGGGGCGGTGGACGCCGCCATCGCGTCGACGGTGCAGGAGTTGGCGGGTTCGTACGGTGAATGGATGCAGCGCGAGGGGGTTGTGTTGCGCCAGGTGCAGGATCGGTTGCAGGTGTTGTCGGACGAGGCGAGGCGGTACGGACCGGAGATGGAGAAGGCGGTGGAGTTTGTGCAGACTTCGTGCAGAGCGCGCGCGATGTCGACGGTGCGTTCGATTGCATTGTCGACGAGCGACGCGCTCACACAGGCGCTGCAGACATGGTGTTAGCGTTGAGCAGCACAAGCGACGTCCACATGGGCGACAGAACGGACGTTAGCGTGCCCATGAGTCGCCGAGAAGTGTCGTACGGTTTCGTTTTGAAGACGTTCATGATGGCGACGAGCGTGAGCAAGACATCCAGCATCACGAGAATCGTCACCATCAAAACCGCCGTCATGCCGCCTCCGTCCGCGCCGTCCTCCTCCTCGTTCCGCATCATGTACGTGTACGCGCCGATAATGGAAAGCAACATGATGTAAGCACTGTTGTTTAATTTTGAGCGTGCCGACATTTTGAATTCGCTTCTCGGAAGATTCTTTGCGGCGGGTTGCGTTTCCGCGCTCACAATTCGATGGCCACCGCCGCTCCGTTGGTGCTCCCTCTGCCTCCGGCGCCCCCCGCGCCTCCGGCTCCGCTTGCGCAGGCGCGCGACGTCGTGAACGCGTGCCTGGCGTACACGCCCGAAGCAAAGCTGGTGGCGGACGCGCTCGCTCTGCTGGAAGCTCAGCGCGCCGTGTCCGACACCGCCGCCGCCAACTTGACGGCGCTCGACGTGAACATCATGGTGACGCAGCGCGTCGGCGTTCGTGTCCAGGATGCTGCCGTCGAGTTTCTGCAACGCCTGCTGGAGCACGTGCGACTGTCGTACGAGCGTCTGACACGCGTGCGCATGCCACGCTGCACCGACGCCACCTACCTGATCTACGCCGTCACGGCGCTGACGGCGCTGATGAGCGTGAACCGCCACGACCAAAAGGGGCGCGCCGTGCTGCAAACGCCCGAGGCGCGCGAAACCATCGTGCACATGTTGTGTGACAGCCTGATGCACAACTGCAGCATCACGTTCCTGGCGCGCCCCGTTGTTCAGCTGATCAACGCGGTCGGGCAGGAGTGCAAAACCATCAACGAAGTGCGCCATCTGCAGTCGCTGCAAGCTGTGCTGCCTTGCATGCTGCGCATGATGCACGTCGTCGACGACGAGCTGTCGCGCATGCTCGTGGTAACGATGAACTGCGTGTTTACGCCGCAACAGAACACCGAGAAGCTGCGCTACATCTCAACGCTGCTGACGACGCTGCAGTCGGAGGAGGAGCGCGCCAAGTTGCTGCACAAGACGTTCGAAAACCGCGCCTTTAACACCGACCCGGTCTTCTACAGTCTTGTTGCGCAGTGCTTTTCGCGCGCGCCCGCGGACCTGCTGAACGGCACCGTCATGATGCAGCTCGCGTCGCTTACGCAGCGGGCCTTGCAGATGATGATGCAGAATTTGGAGACCGCCAACTTTCGCTGCATCTACGCGATCGCGAGCAGCTCGCAGGTTCCCGACGTGCTGGCGCAGTACGTCGCCACGATGCTGGATACGATCGCACTGTTCAACAAGGTGCAGCGCGAACGGGAGCGCGAACGCAAGCGACAGGCACTGATGGCGGAGCAGCAGGCGGAGCAGCAGCACATCACGCAGGAGGAAGAGCAGTTGCAGCAGCACATCATGCAGACGCAGGAGCGATTGCAGCACCGCAAGCGCCGCGTCCAGGAGCTGAGTCAGCAACGGATCGCGCTCGAAAGCGACGAGATCATGCAGTCGCAGGGACTGCTGCCGAAGGTGAGCGTCGGTACCGAAAGCGCCTAAGAAACGAACGCTCATGCGTAACGTGCAAAATTCGTTTTCGTACACGTTGGCGCGCGCGCGGAAAATTCGTGTTCGAAAGATGAACGTCGAGGCTCGCAACGCGCTGCCGTCGGCGCGCGAATTGTTTGAGAGCTACGTGGACCGGGAAGCGCACGATGCGTTTTACGTGTACGTGTGCGAGTTGCAGCGTTTTCCGGAGCTGGCACCGGCGGAGTGCGGTCGTCTGATCCATCGTCATCGCGCCGAGCTGCCGTACGTCGCAACGAAGCAGGAGAGGGACTGCAGGATCGACCTGATGTTTTCGATGGCGATTCGCGAGTACCTGGATCGTTTCTGGGCGGCGGTTCCGGACGAATATGTCGACTGCATGCTGCAGGAGATGACGCGCGTGTTTTCGTCTTGGCATCGTATCGATGGAGAGCACTCCTCGTGCACGCACGCAAGGCGCGTGCAAGTCGTGAACTTTGTCGCGGCGCTTCCGTTCGTGCGCGAGTTGATTCCCCAAAGGGGAAACAAGGCGCGCACGATCGACGTGCTGCACCGCGCCACGATGCTGGATTCGCGGCACCCGGAAGCTGGGTCACGCTGGTACACCATCGTGAACGCGATGCAGGAAGATGGCAGCTTTGCAGGGCATGAGTGCCATCCGCGGCGCCGGAGTGCAGAGTATGAACCGTTCGACGTCCCGAAAGCGATCTCGCTGTTTCGCAACGACTTTTGCCTTCAAAATTGCAAATCCGTCTCCATGATCTTGGAGCGCTCTGTGGCTTCCTTGTTGGGGATGGTGTTGATGCTGCGAGAGCCGGAAGAGATGTGTGACGTTGAGCAGAGCATGCTGAGGATCGTGCAGCGGTGCATTTCGCGCGACGACTGGTTCGTGCAGTGGCCTGAGGGCTTGGAGTCTGCGGCGCCGCTGGATCGCGTGTTCGCGCTGCACCTTCCTCTGTGCGACTTTTTCATGTCGATGGCGCGCTCGCTGCTTCGTGATGTGAAAGATGCAAGTCGTCTCGGTGACGCAGTGACCGGACTGTTCTTCATACTGGACCGCGGGTTTTGGAGCGGTTCGCTGCACAATCGCGACGAACTCCTTTGCCGCGCAGAGTATGTGCGCCGTGAGCTGCTCCAAATCGACGCGTTGTTTGCGTACGTCACTGTGGCGCAACGCGGGCTCTGATGTTGTCTCAGCACTTTGCGTACTTGACCTCAAACCTCTAACGCGCAGCGCAACCCGACGCAGCGTTGAGTGATTTGTGAAAGTAAGTGTCGGTCACTTGTCAAATTTCTAGAACGACTTACAATGTTTGAACGTGCCGTTGGTTCCGGGAAGGTTCGCGGAAGGATCTTTGTAGTCGTTAGTAGTCTGGTCAGAATTCGACCCCCCGCCGCACTTGAGGCGTGTGTGCGTGTGTGTTCGACATGGCACGTCGCGTCGAGAAGAGACCCGCTGCGTTGGATGCGATGGAGGCTATCGCGGAGTTGGAGGGTCCGCGTGTTCGTGTTCCGCAGACTGATGCGCAGCGTTTGCGGTGTGCGCGCGAGATGATTCCGTCGAGCTCTGACTTGTTGCGGTACCGCATCGGTCGTGCGTTGATGACGGGCGACGCGGCGCTGTTGCGCGACCTGGAGGGCAAGCTGCGCGAGTTGGATCTTCTGACGCCGACGCGCTGCAAGCGCCTGCTGGAGCCGATGTGCAACGCGCTCGACGCGATCAGCGACGTGGAGTCCAACCGCAAGCACCAACTGTTCCACCTGTCGTACGCGTTGTTGGTGCGCGAGTTTCTGCAGCGCTACTGGCTCACGTCGACGCCCGAGTCGAACGCTCGCCTGCTGCAGGGCATCGGTCGCGTGATCGTGCTGTGGAACCAGCACATCACCGACGTGCGCAACACGATGTTTGGCAACGCGTCGTCGGTGCTGCTGAATTTCTTCGTGTCGGTGCCTTTTCTGCGCACGGTGTTGCCGCAGCAGGACAACTTGCGCAACTATCGCTACATTATCGACTACGCTTCTCACGACGCGACCGATAGGATCAAGGTGAACATGCACGGGTCAGTGCTGGACAGCTACCGCCGCCAGATCATGGCGGTTACGGAGTTGGAGCTTCTGATTCCGGCACCGGTCGTGAAGTCTCCTGCCTCCGTCTCGGTGGAGCAGCAGACGTTCAACCCTCCATCCTCGCACGAATCGGCGTCCGGCATGGAGGTGTTGGCGATGGCGGCGCGCGTGCACGACAAGATGGGCGACGAGCAGCCCCGCAAGCGCGCAACGCTGATTCCGCGACGCGACCGCGCGCCCGAGCCGCCGGCGGAGACCCCGCAAGTTCCGAGTCTGCTGTACCAGCTGCACGGCGTGGCTTCGTTCGTCGAGAGCGCGCGTCGTCGCTTCGGTGCCGATTTTCCGGCGTGCGACGACGTCTCGTCTCTGCGCATTTTGGTGGTGCAGTCGCTGATGTGCGCCGCGGAGCTGTGTGGCGCAAGCTCGGACCGCAGTGCCGTCGAACTCTCCACCATGTCGGCGATCGTGCGCGACGTGATGCAATCCAACGCCGACGCGACGTTCGCGCCCGGCTTCGCCGCTTCGACGTCGCTGGACCGTCTGGAGTTGCTGTTTACGAGTGCGTCGCGCGCGTTGACGACGATGGCTCGTTTCATGGCGCAATGCGACCGCGTCGACGTGCTTCAGCTGTGCTTCGTCACGCTTCGCCAGTCCTTCTGGGAGCACAGCAGCGACGAGTTGACGCGCCTCGACGTCGAATGCGCAGCGATCGGTCGGCACACCGTGACGGAGCTGGTGCGCACGCTGGACGTTGTCGTTTGATCGCACTCACCCTCTCTTAAAAGCGTCATCGTCGGAATAACCAACATGTTAAACGCGCCCTTTTAGATGTCGACGCAGGGGCGCCGCGCGGACGCTCAATCTGTTTTGGATTTTTCAGTGTCGGTGCAGAAGCGCCGCGCGGGGGATTTGTTTTGGCGCAGTCGCAGTTTGTGGATTGAGGGCGACGACCTGCTGTACGGCAAGCCGACGGACGACTGGGTGAACAGTTTGCGAAGCGCGCGCGCCCCGAAGCGGATCTCTCTAAGTGGCGATGCGTGTTTGATCATGGATGCGGGTGTTTCGGGTGCCGCCGTGTACCAGTCGATGGATGACCGTCAGTTGCGTATTCGATCTGGTGCGGGGGTGGTGTACGACTTTCGTTTCGGCAGCTCGGACGCGTGCGAGGAGTGGATGCGTCGCATTCAGGCAGCGATCGAGTCAGCTTCTAGAGCGCAGGCACATGCGTGAGCTTTGAACGCAGTGACGTTCACAACGTTTGCGTATCCGCCTGCAAGCGTCTGCGCATGCGTCGCAGGTAGATTTCGGTGACGAATTCGTGATGCTTCATGCTTGGCGAGTTGCTCAGTATGTTTAAGTAGATGAGTTGTCGTAGCTCGTGAATGCGCGCGGGGAGCTGTTCGAGTAGGTTGTTGGAGATGTCCAGTCGCTGCAGGTGGTGCAAGTCGCACAGCGAGTCCGGCAGGGTTCGGAGGGTGCACATGGAGGCGCACAGCACGGTCAAGGAGGCTCGGAACGCGCCGATGTTGTCGGGCAACCTTCGAAGGCGCGGGCACTGCGTCGCGGAAAGCTTCTGCAGTTTGCAAACGTCTCCTTGTTCCGGCACGTCACTGATTTCCTTCAGTTGCGCGCATTCCGCGATATTGAGTTCCAGCAGCGACGGAGCAAGGAAGATGTCGTCCGGAAGGTGCACCATGTCGGGAATTTCGTGCAGATCCAGTATCTCCAGTTGGTGCAGGCTGGAGATGCAGGGCGGCATCTGGGGGCGTCCGAGCGTCACTTCCGAGATATAGAGCGAATGAATCAGTTTTTCGGAAAGCAGTCGAAGCGCCGGAAGCCGACCTCCAATTTCCTTCACGTTGCACACATGCAGTTCGCTCAAATCAATCTCTTCATCATCATCGCCGTTCACCTCAAACTGGGTGACCGAGTACGTATGATGGTTGAGCGTGTCGCGATACGTGATAAAGCCCATGGTGCCGACGTAGTCATCCTCTTGGTCCTCGAAAAGGCACGTTTCGAAGATCAGCTCGACGTTGTCGTCCGGACCCGCGCGCAGAAGCAGCGACAGCGCCGCCATGACAGACTCCGCTCGCCTTGCGAGCGGAGCGCCGCCCCCCTGCAGCGTAAGCGCCGTGGCGAGCATATTCTGGCGCAACGCCGCAAAGAACGTTCTTCATCTCCAAACGAAGTTTGCATCGTTCCAGGAAGCCTCGACAGTTGTGGGGTGTAATGTTGGTGTCGCTTGTTTGTGTTGCGAGATATCGCGGCCAAGTGACGACGTTTCGGTTCTCGAAGCGTTAAGTGGATGTTCTGTGGTATCGACGTATGTTTGATGCTGTTGCGCGGAGAAGGAGGCGTGGTAGCACGTTTCCGATCGTGTTACGCAATCTACGGTGACGTTGTTGCGTCGTATTGGAGCGGACGTTTTGAGGACCGAAAGGTCCGATGAAACGTCGTGGAAATCGCGACGCTCCGAGCTACTCCAAAGCGACGTGTTATTCATGTATGTAGGTTTGGGGGTCGGAAGGCACAAGATCCTGTATGAAGGACCCTTTGTTGCGCCGTGACGTGTTATTTACAATAAAAGACGTGGCGTTGAGCTTGGGCATGGAGGTTCCGAAGGATTGGTTTCCTCCGTCGGCTGCGTTGGGTGGCGGGTCGGTGAGCGTGGGCGGCTTTCGTGTTACGAAGGGTACTCGCAAGCTGTTTAAGAAGCGCGCGACACGGGCGGCGGAGCTGCTGCATTTGACGCGTCGCGAGAAGGCGCTGGCGCTGCATTTGGCGGACGACAGCACTGTGACGCCGGTGCATGCCGTGGTGTCGCGCATGTTGTTGCAGCGAAGTTGGGTGTGAGGTTCTTGTTTTGAACAATCACGTATGAATATCGTTTTGCTGCAGCAGCGTCTCGATCATGGCGTACGCTTCGTCGTTGTTGACGGCGATGAAGTCGGGTTTCATGACCATGCCGCGCGCTCCGACGCGGGTGGCGCGGTCGTGCATGACGAAGCGGGGTGTGTCGGACAGGATGTTGTCGTAGATGACTTTGTATTGCGGTGGTGCGTGCAGCCAGGCTCGGAACGCGTCGCGCACGGCGTCGATCAGTTTGGTGCGCAGTGCGATGAGGGCGGTGTTGCTTTCGAAGTGGAAGTGCAGGTCCTCTAGCATGCAGTACATGCACGTCACAAAGTCGAGCAGAAAGTATCGGCAGTGTTTGCTGCAGAAGGCTTCGCCGTCCACGAAGGCGTGCTTGTGGTTGGGCAGCACAAGGTCGAAGTCGATGAGTCGCAGCGCGACGCGCGTGGACGACTCGGGGATGGTGAACGCGCGCGCCGGCCGCGTCACGAGATCTCCGGATTCGAGGTGTGCGTCCTCGGTGACGGGTTCGAACAGCACAAAGTTGCGGCAGGCGGCGTCGTGATGGCAGTAGGATGTCTTGGCGTGAAAGTCGAAGAGACACGCGAGCTGCACCTTGAGCAGGGCTGCGACGGCGCGCTCCTGATGTTCGGGCGCCAGATCGATGCACAGAAAGTGCAGCAGGTCGTTGGCGTCGCACGCCACGGTGGTGTCGTTGAGTCGCATGGCGTGGTATTCGAAGGCCTGGAAGGCGAGTCGTCGGTTGAAGGGGATCCAGTCGAGCGTGGGCGACGGCGTCACGTTGAAGGCGCAGACGTCGGCGATGCCGTCGCGCGTTTCGATTTGCCAGGTGGCGCGCAGCACGTGCACAAAGTCGCACATGTCGACGTAGGGCGGCGGGTCCGGAAACATGCTGGTGTTTTCGGGCGACAGGATGCGCAGAGCGAAGCGTTGCAGATGACGCCGGACCTCCACCTGCCCCATAAGGATGGTGGCGTAGGACCCCTTGCGCTCGTACCGCCTCGAAAGCACGATGGCGCCGTGCCGCGCCTCTTTGGCGCCGAGAACGTCAACCGCTTGCACGGCGGTGATCAGGTCGCTGGCGGAGAGCAACAAGGCTCGGTAGATGGCGAGCGAACGCATCACGCGCGCGGAGGGCAGCACGTAGTCCGGCTCCGGAACCAACAGGTGCGCAATCATGTCCTCCAGTTCGATGGTGTCGTTTTCGTCGCTACTCTCCACGTGGCGCTTCAAACGATCGCGCGCCGCCTCCACACTGCGACCCCATGCCTCTTCGTCGTGTCGCAACAGCAAACGATCCACGTCCGGGTCGCGTACAATTCGCACACGCCCGCTGGCGTCGTACACGTAGTAGGTTGGTGCAAAGAGACGGTGCCCGCGCAGTTTGCGCACCGTGACGTCCAGCGAAGCCGCTTCGGGATCCGCCGACATGCGCGTCGAATTCTGCCGCCCGAAAACAAAAGTCCTTCGAACGTTCCCTCGATTTACAGAACGTGAGCGCACCCCTCCCCTTTTCGCCAAAACGAACACCTTTCGTAAAACGGCGATTCCGTTTCGTGATCGTGAATCGCATTTCGTGAACGTGAATCGCATTTCGTGAACGTGAATCGCATTTCGTGAACGCGAGTGTGCATTCGGTCGCATGCGGATGTACCTTTTCGTGAATGTGAGTGTGTATTTCGAAGTGTGAAGATTTGGACTTTTCGTCACATTCGGTGTTCCCGTTTCGTGAATTCTGACGAGTGATCATGGCGGCTTCTCAGCAGCAGCAGCAGCATTCGTGTGCGCGCGGTCCTCCGATCGATGCGAGTGACCAGCCTCCGATCTTTTTTATGGAGAATTTCGATGCTTCGCGCATGACGTTTACGCGTCCGAGCTGGGACAACGTGAAGGGTTTGGGGTCGGGGTCGGGATCGGGTTCGGGAGCGGGTGCTGGATCGGGAGCGGGTGTTGCTTCGGGATCGGGCGCGGCTGCGGGATCTTCGGTTGTTGGTCGTGGTGGTGGTGCAGGTGGCGGTCGTTTCGGTGCAGGTGGCGGTCGTGGAAGGGGCGGCGGTCGCGGCTTCGACGCGTCTGGATCTCGCGACGAGCAGCAAAGCGTCGTCTTCCTGGGTCCGCAAAACTCCCGCACCATGTACTGCCGCTCGACCGTGTCTCCTTTTCGCATCCAAATGATTGAGGGTGTGATCCAGAAGATCGGTTTGCCGGGCGGCGCGGACCACGAGGACGGCGCCGACATCCCCGACTCGGCCTCCGACGCGGAGCTGCTGCGCCACTACGCCGGCAAGCGCCTGAACGTCAAGATCCGCTTCGACGACATCGAACTGACCGGCTCCGAGTCCGAGGAGGAGGCCGGCACCAAGTCCGCCAAGCGCGCGCAGTTTCTGGAGTTCTGGAACGGTTGGCAGAACGCCGCCGTGCGCCCCTTCGTCGAGCACCACGACGCCCTCTTCCCCGACCAGCCGCTGCTGCCCGCCATCATGCGCCAGCACCTGAACGCCGAAGCCTACCGCGAATCCGAGATGGAGACCGCTCGCCAAATCTTTCAGAAGCGCAGCCCCCTCTTCTTCCAGAAGGACACATCCAAAAGCTACACGGTGCGCATGCGCGTGCAGGTGCAGAAGACCTTCAACCCCGAGCAGTTTGCCTTCAACGAGTGCGTGTTCTTCGCCAACCGCGGCGATCGCGACGCGAACGGAGCTCTGCAGCTTCCGATGAGCGACGCCAGCGTGTTGCGCCGCGGCGCCCGCATCATCGCGGTCTTTACGTCGGGCGGTATGTACATCAACGGCAACGGAGAGGTGGGACATCACGTGCAGATGATGCAGGCGGTGGTGAAGCCGTACACGCACACAACGTTTTCGCGCATTCCGCGTCTGTCGGTGCACATTCCGGGCGTGGATGCGATCAACATTCTGATTCCGACGGAGGCTCCTTCTTTGCAGGAGGAGGCGGCGGGGGCGGCGGAGGTGCAGCCGAAGAAGCGCGGGCGTCGCGAGGACGACTTTGCCGCCTTTTACGACGACGCGGGTGCTGCGGGCGGCTTTGCGTAACGCTTCGTTTCTCTTTAGGCAAAGGCTCCGAAGAACGGGGATCGGAGCGACGGCGCGACGGACGGGATGGAGGCGGGTCGCGTCGCTTCGGGTGGTCGCGTCGCTTCGGTGGTCGCGTCGCTTCGGTGGTTCGCGGTCGCTTCGGTGGTTCGCGGTCGCGTCGCTTCGTGAGGATTGGAAGCGGCGATTACATGAGAATTGCGTTGCGCGGAGTACGGCGGCGCCTGCAGCGTGCTGTTGTACATTTCTCGCCTTCGTTCGATGGTGGAGGCGATGCGAAAGTCTCCGCTGGCGCTGCTCATGAGTGCTCGCAGAACCGCATGTTTGATGGCTTCGTTGCGTGCCGCCATATCGCGCGACGCGAACCACAGACCGGAGTTGACGTCGGGGCAAAGCATCGCTTGTTTGAGAGCGTTGGTGGCAAACACGATGGGTTCGTCCATGACGATGTCGAGTTCGGGCGGCACGATGGTGGAGTGCAAGGCGGCTCTTTGAACGGCGTCGTTGAACGCTACGTTTTCCTGCATCATGACGCGCCGCACGATGTAGATGGCGGCGTTGGCGTACTCGTCGTTGAAGCGGTCGATGGCGTCAGCGATGTGTTGCGCCTGGTCGCGCAGTCTCGCGTCATCCTGCAAGTTTTGCGTGAGCGCCGCCATCATGCGAATGGTATCCTTTTCTTGGCTGGTTCTTTCCTGCACGGATCGGTGCAGTCGATCCAGGAAGATTTGAACTTGCATGCGCACGCGGTCGATGAAGGTCCAGAATCGCAGGTTGGAGGAGGCGACGGCGTCGGACACTTCCGCGAGCAGTTCGTCGCGCCTTCGTGAGGTGGGGTGTTTGGCGACGATGCTGTCGGCGACGAGTTCTTCCATGAGATGGAGAGGTTTAGTTTACTTACAGTGCGACGCACCGACGCACCAAAGAATCAAAAGGCTGGTGACACAACGCACGCATGACCTCGCTGGCGCGCGTGGACGAATGGTTGCGGGTTTTGGCGTCAAAGTCTGCCGCATCCAAGAGTCACGTCGACACGCTGGAGCAGGTGTTGCAGCGCCGTCGCGCGCGTGAATCGACGCAAATCGCCCGCGGCGGCGCCGGAGAAGCCTCGTACGATTTTCGCGAATGCCGCCTGGGCAACTACGTTGATCCCGCGCATCGCGACGTAAAGTACGTTCCGTTGTTTCAGCTGCTGCCGCTGCCGTCATCGTTGCGTCCGGGCGGTCCGACGCTTTTCATGTTTGGCGGCATGGGTCGCGGTTCTTGTTTCTACGATTCCTTGTGTTTCTTGCTCAACGTGAACGGGTACACGCAGTATGCGCTGCAGCACGATCAGGAGAAGCTGATTGAGATTGCGGGCGCGTTTCGTTGCTCCTTTGCGCGCAACTTGTCGTCATCCACCTTTCGGCGCTTTTTGGATTTGGAGAGTGCCGCTACGCCGCAGTCGAATTCGTGGCGCGGCGTGGCGCGTGAAAGGCGAGAGGACGACGAGCGTGCCATTCGCGACGATTTCTGCACGTACGAGACGTGGGCGACGGAGACGACGGCTCGCTACCTGGCGCGCGCGCTGCACCTGACCATTTACGTGATTGATGTGGACGAGGGTCGTGCCTTTTGCGGCGTGCACGGCGTGAACGAAGAGGATCCGGTGGCGTTGATTGCGTGGGAGCAGAAGAACCATTTCAATCCGATTGTGCAGATTCAGAGTGTCGGCGGTTCCGACGGTGATCATCAGACGCTCAACATGGTGGGTATCTTTACGGATGCGGCGACGAAGCGTCAGATTCGTCACATCTACGATACTGTTTGGTGTCACTGCGATCGCACCAACTCGCCGTGCGCGCGTCCCGCGGGTGTGGAGCAGGCGGAGGCTGCGATAGTGCGGGCGGCGGAGCAGGTGCAAGAAGCGCGCGAGCAGTCATCTTCAAAGCAAAGTTCGCGTCGGCGTCGTCGTCGGAGTCGGCGTCGCGGCGTTTGATTACGCATCGGATTCGCTGTCGTTGTCGCTGTCGTTGTCGCTGTCGCTTTCGATCGTGTCGGGCGACGACGGGTCTGACGAGGAGGCGGAGGGGGATACGTCGTAGCCTCGTTGCGCGGGTCGGTTGGAGTGTGCGTTGCGTTTGCGCCGCGGCGTTGTGCGTGCGGATGTGCGAAACATGGCGTCTAGGCAGAAGGTTTGCAAAGAAACGACGGTTCCGTTGAGTCTTCTTCCGTTCATGGTGTCGGTTAGAAAGAAGGGGAAGGCGCGCGTGTTAGCCTCCGCCCGCTGCAGCATGGTGCGCACCTGCGCCTGGTTGCTGACGACGACGGATTTGTCGTACTCCATTTTGGTTGGAATACAGTGTCGAAATGTCCATCTCGTAACCTAAGGCTTCGCGCGATGACGTCGTCTTGAGTTGCTTAGAACCGTCGCTTTGGAGTAGCTCGGAGCGTCGTGATTTCCACGACGTTTTATCGGACCTTTCGGTCCTCAAAACGTCTGCTCCAATACGACGCAGTGACGTTGTGTCTTGATGACGTGAATTTTCAAAGTCGTGTGGTGTAGAATTAAAAGGACAAGACTTTTTACTGCCTGGTGTAGTTGTCGGATCTGATCGACATGCAGGACGAGTTTGTAAACTATTCGGGTGGTTTGGGTTCGATGTTGTATGGCGAGACTCAGCCTGCTCGCATTCAGCCGACGCAGTTTGGCGGTTGGATTGAGGCGGATGGCGTGGCTCAGCAGGAGGAGGCGGCGGCGTTGGCTTCGCAGCGTTTCCAGACGGATTACAACATTTCTCAGCAGGGTGAGGGTGGTAACCGTTGCATGCAGGCGTTGACGTTCCGCGGCGATTGTTCGGAGAATCAGGGTCAGCGCGGCGTGTTGTATTCGCCGGTGCAGGAGCGCAACTTTGTGTTGGGCGACGTGGGTCGTTACACGGAGCAGAATCCGAGTGCGAATGTTCCTCCGGAGCAGCAGTTGATCTTTGATTTCGTGCAGCCGAAGGATGAGACGCTTCGTATGTTGCAGCGTTTCTTGATGACGGCGTTGAAGGCTCGCCAGGCTCGCAATCCGGAGGCGTTTGCGTCGGAGGTGTCGACGTTGCGTGATTCTCGTTTGCCGATTTTCAAGACGGCGATTGCGCAGGCGCAGACGATGATGGCTGTGCCGGCGGAGGGTCCGAGCGACTACACGTTCAACTTCCACAAGGGTGTGGCGGACACGATGCCGAGTGCGTTCCGCGGCATTCCGGTGGGTCCTTCGGGTGTGTTGATGGCGACGGAGTATCCGCAGGCGGGTGGTGCTCCGGCGGCTCCGACGTTGCCGTATGTGTCGGCGGCGGAGGCGGCGGCGATGGCGGGGGAGGCGCCGGTGGTGGATTCGATGCGTGCCGGTTTGCCGCCGAGCGCCAGGGGCTTCGGTTTGAAGGTGGGTGCGAAAACGACAACGACGGGGTTCAATGCACGTGTGGAGAATTCGAGCAACGTGTTGACGTTGTCGTCGTATGTAAATCCCTTGAATGCGCCTTTTAAGGTGGGCGCGATTGTCACTCTGCCGAACGGCACACAGGCAGCCATAAATAGAATTGCCCCGAACGCAGTGTATTTGGACAGGGTGTATGGAGGGGCGTCGACGGGACCCGTGTTGATTACGTATTCGAACCCGGTGGTGATGACGTCGAAGGCTCAGGCGATGGCGGTTGCGGTGGGGGCGGTGGACAACGCGGCACAAGCTTCTGGAATGCGTGTGCAGAAGGCGTCGACGCGAACGGGTACATCGTCTTCGTCGGCTCTTCGCTTCTCGCGCGACGTGGTGGCGGACTCCGAGCAGTGGGATGCGGCGCAGTCGGAGGACTCTGGCTTTGTGGCGACCAACTGGCGCGTGCCGCAGTCGGGTCATTCACTGGACTCCGACATGCGGGCGTCCATGCGCAACACCGACATGATTGACGTGTCGCCGGCGGCGACGCCGGCGTTGTCTGTGTTTGCGACGGCCTCGAACCAGCCCATCGACGTGAGCGCCGTCTTCGACCTGATTGCGCGCGGCCGCGCCAACGAGGTGCGCACGCCCGTTCTGATGCAGATGACGCAGTACATTGAGGACATCACGGGCGCGCGCCGTCGCGACGCGGAGCTCGCCGGACCTTTGGCGCGCGACCAGCTGCAGCTGGTGATGGATCGCCTGCGTCTGGCGCTGGACCGCCGCGACGCCTTCTTCGGAATGAATGCGCGCGTGCGCGCGCGGACCGCGCGCCCGGCCGCGGCCCCCCTGACGGAGATGATCGATTCCATGATGCAGCGCTAAGCATCCAACACGTCGCTTTGGAGTAGCTCGGAGCGTTGCGATTTCCACGACGTTTCATAGGACCTTCCGGTCCTCGAAACGTCCGCTCCAATACGACGCGCACGCCATCATCGTCAAATACATTCCAAAAGGCGTTCCCTATGAGTGCGAGCGCAGCCCCTCACAGTAAATCGATGCGATGAGTCGCGATACAGGGGGTAGGTCGATCGCGTGCGATCAGGCACTGATGGCGATCCTTGCGTGTGAATTCAATGTGCGCGCGTACGGTTTGCGGTCGCCGGCGTTGTGCAAGGTTCATTACGATCGCGCTGTCATGTTGTGCGGCGAGCGCGCAGTGAAAGAGCATATGACGTCGACCGATTCCGACGCGTCGTATTGGAGCGGACGTTTTGAGGACCGAAAGGTCCGATAAAACGTCGTGGAAATCACGACGCTCCGAGCTGCTCCAAAGCGACGTGCGCGTCAAGTTTGCATGCATGCGTCGGTCGAGAGTCGATGCGTCGTATTGGAGCGGAAGTTTTGAGGACCGAGCTCGCGCAGCGCCACAGTGACGTGCGCCTTCCGAATCAACGTGCGTCTGCCTTAGAAGCTTGTATGTCGTGTCGCAAGGATCGCAGTTCGGTCCGCAGGTCCTGCAGCGAGTTTACAAAGTCGGTGTGCGCTCGCTCCTGATCGGCGCACACTTCCGCGACGAGCGTTTGCACGCGCATCGCCGTCTGTAGACATTCTGTAAACACGTCGCCTTGGAGTAGCTCTGAGCGTCGTGATTTCCACGACGTTTTATCGGACCTTTCGGTCCTCAAAACGTCCGCTCCAATACGACGCATATATCTTCCATTCTCCGAGTGCGCACCCTCGTGTTGCGTCGACTTGGAACGAGAGGGCGGCGTCGCATCGCCGTGTTCCATTGCGGCGCGTGACATGACTTTGACGGGGAGGAAGAAAGGGGGCGATCTTTAAATAAACGTGAGTTTCACATTTCAAAGTCGCAGTCTGTTTCGATGCAGTCCGGAGTCGTTGATTTTGTGCGTCATGCGCAGCGCTACGTGGATCGCCACGCGTCGGAGATGGTGACGGGGGCTGGCGGGCGTTCGTTTCTTCCGTTGGACGTGCAAGGCGCGCTGTTGCCGGCGTCGGTTCCGTCGCGCATTTTGTCGGATCCGGAGCTGTGCACCTTTGAGGCGCGCGTGCGGGAGTTGAGTGTGCAGGCGTCGGTGTCGCACGGGGCTTTGACGTTCCGTTTGGACAATGGTTTGTTTACGCGCGGGCTGCGCATCTTTTATGTGAACGGTTTCCACGCCGATTCGGAGTTGCGCGCGAAGGCGCCGGACGAGGACTACGAGCGCGCTCCGCCGGGCACGCTGCGCGGTCCTTTTGTGCACTCGAGTGCGCGCACGAGCGGTCGCGTGTTGGTGGGGGACTACGTCACGTTGGAAAGCGGCGAGATCGTGGCGCCGGACGAGGTAAATGCGGTCTCGGACGTTGTGCGTCAGGTCAGCACCTTTGCGCAGGACCCGTTGTCGCAGATGGGTTCGGTGTTCGACTGGCTGCCCTTCATGAGCGAGAGCGGCATCCCGAAGGTGTTTTGGCTGTTGAACGTGAACGCAGACTCGGCGTTGTGCGGCGCGGTGGCGGTGCTGGGTATGGATCACGACGACGGCAAGACATCGTTTCATGCTCCGTTTGCGTCTTCGCGCGTCGAGTTTATCGACGTGATGCAGCGCTACGTCGACGAAAGGCGCAGCGTCGCGAACGATCGCGCCTGCCTGACGTTTGGCGAGTACTGTTTTTACAGTCGGTCGTGGTCTCTGTTCTATCCTTCGATTGCGACGCCGGTGATCAGCGTGGAGTGCAACACGGAGGCGATGGATTGGTGCGCGTCTGGCGTCTTGGTGGATTCGCTGCCGTCGAATGTGGATCCTTTCCATCGCGGGTTGATCAAGTGTCGATCGGCGATCAACGCCGACATGTTGGCGTACGAGGCGAGCATCGCGAGCACGCAGGCTCGGTTGGCGGCGAGTTCCGACGCGCCGGAGTTGGAGGACGACGACGACATGGTGCGCGGCGGCGGCGGCGGCGGCGGCGCTTCGTCGTCAAAGGTTCACGCCGCTTCCGACGCCGCCGCGCCGACCGAAATCGTCAACTCGTGGGTTTCGGAAAGCGTCGTCGACACCGCTTTGCGTCACGACAAGCTAACTTCGGTGGCGGAGCCCATCAAGTACGACGTGCGCGACATTGACGACCGTGACGAGCAGCATTCCGTGTTCTACAGCGACGTGCTAACCGTTCTGCCGCGCATGATTGCCGCCTTCGATGCGTTTGCAGCGACGCACGAGACGTGGTCCGACGTGCAGGTTCGCGAACGCATCATCGACATGAACAGCGACTTTCAGCGCTTCGCGGGTGGTCGCTTCAATCTGATTCAGCATCTCTTGAAGCGCGAACGCAACGAGGCGTTGCTTTCGATGACGTTGAGCGTGTCGGAGGCGTGCGCGGCCTTGCAGGAATCGTTTGTGCGCAAGACACGCGACTTGGATTTGACGGACCCGGAGGAGCGCGAAGAGTACAGTGTTGCGCGCCTGGAGTTTGAGCGCGAGGTGGATCGCGAAATTCAGAATGGCTGGGCTCGCTTCGGCTTTGACGACGCGGTGTGGTTGAACAACGAGATTGTGCGCGACATGAAGTGACGTTGGAAATGAAGCGAACCTAAAGTTCACGCACGTCGCTTAAAAGTAGCTCTCGATTTCCACGAACCTTAACGCATATGATTCAGTAAAATGTCATATCATGTGTACATACAAAATAAAAGGACAGGTCTTGCGATGGCGGATTACCCAAACCCTTACACAGATTGGGAGAACTTTCTTTCTCGCGTTCGTATTGTTGCGCCTCGTTTAGAAAGAGATACAAGTCTGCGCTCTAGCTTGTGTCTGCTGATTCTGAGGATCACGGAAAGTACCGATTTGGCAAAACTTCATATAGGTGCTCGCAACTTCCGAGACCGATATAATTATCTTGCAGGTGCGCACGGTTTTACTGCTAAAAAAAGAGACGACGGAACTTTCGATTTTATAACGGGCTTATTGCCAAGAAGAGGGGATCAGATTAAGACTGACATCGGTTCAGGTATTCGTACGTATACCGTCACTGACGTACAAAGGGGCTTGCACACCATCATTCGCGTGTCGGAGAGCGTAGTTGATCTTCGGACGGGACATAATTACGATTTTAGATTTAGAAGCAGAGTTCAGGGTGCCGACCCTTTCGACAGAGACTTACTCGATATAGCCGATATAATGATTCGTCATATGGAGGCAGCAAATGTGGGGGTTTCTGAGGCTTTGGATGCTTTTCCTGAGCTGTACCACAATAACAGAGCTGAGTACTTTGAGGACGTCGAAGTGCCGCTTACTTGGACGTACCCACCTTGTAATTTGAATCCCGGAAGATGCACAGCTGAATCTTCACAAGCACGAAGAGCCCAAACCAGAGCCGCTTATGAAGCCAAATCCGCAGCTAGAGCTGAAGCCGAAGCCGCAGCTAGAGCTGAAGCCGAAGCCGCAGCAGCAAGAGCCGCAGCCGAAGCCGCAGCTAGAGATGCAGCAGCTAGAGCGGCAGCCGAAGCCGCAGATAGAGATGCAGCAGCAAGAGCCGCAGCCGAAGCCGCAGCCAAAGCGCAATCAAGACCTGCTGCAGCGTCAAGCTACGGAGATGTTCCGCGAGCACCTCCTTCTGCGCGTCCAGGTTCTGGCTACGGAGCAGCTGCTCAAGCTGCGCGTGAAGCTTTTGGATACGGGGATGTGCCGCGAGCAGCTCCTTCTGCGCGTCCAGCTTCGAGTCAGGCGGCGCCGGCTCCGGCAGCGTCAAGTCACCAAGATATGCCTAAAGATGATGCTCCCTCGTTCTGGCAACGTGTCCAAGCTCAAGCGAGAGCCGAAGCCGAAGCAAAAAGAGCCAGACGCGAGGCTGAAGCGCAATCAAAACCTGCTGGTTCTGTGCCACCGACTTCGGATTCGAAGGCACCGCCGCAAGCTGCAAAAGGTGACAATCTGCCAGGAATTCGTGCCGCCGCCGCCGCCGCCGCCGCAGCGCCGCCTTCGCGTCCGGAACCGAGCCCGGCAGCCGCCGCCGCCGCCGCAGCGCCGCCTTCGCGTCCGGAACCGAGCCCGGCCGCCGCAGCGCCGCCTTCGCGTCCGGAACCGAGCCCGGCCGCCGCAGCCGCAGCCGCACCGCCTTCGCGTCCAGAACCAGCAGCCGCCGCCGACGACGACGCCTCGGAAGCAAAGGTCGCCGGCAAGCGCGGCGCCGAGACAGCTGCCGGCGAACCCGCCCGCGGTCCGGATCCGGCTGCGGCCGCGGCTCGGCGGCAAACCGATGTGGCGTACTGCCGCCAGGTCGCCGCCATGGCGAATGGGAAAAATAATCTAAGATCGATCGGCGTAACACTGATTGGAAATCTTCAGTCAGACGCAAAGTATGCTTCGTTTTTCAACGGCGGTTCCTTCGAAGCCTCGATTGACGAAAATGGTGTATTCCACGTAACGTCGGGGTCGCCCCCGGCCAAGCACAGAGAGATTACCGGCAGAATTAACGGATCGACTCGCACGTTCAATGTGGAAAGAGTGACAAATGATACATTCACGGTCACTCCTGTGTACCAGCTCGGGCCTCAGCGCGGACCCATCTCGTTCACTCTTACGCCGATCCTGACGCGTCAAGCCATGTTTCCGTGCCATTCCGACAAGACCAGAGACTGGGCTGCCGACGACAAGGCGGCGGCGGACTGCGCGTTCCGCATCATTCAACAAATCACAAATATGAGCAAGTTGGACATTAACGATCCTAAGCAAGCCAGGCAAATGAAGGAGGAAAAGAATTCAATACCCAGGTGCTAGATTATTGCACCAGAATGTAAGCTGTGCACGCGATGGCTCCGAGAATGGCGGCGGCGGCGACGGCGACGACGGCGTTTTGTCGCGTCATGAGTCCGCGAATGCGGTGCACGGAGGCGAGTGCGAAGGAGGCTTCGTCGGCGACCTGCAAGGTTCGTTCGTTGACGGACACCATCTGCTCCCGGTGCGCCACCAGAAGGCTCGCCGTGTCGGAGGCCACGCCGCGCGCCTCTTCGATTTGCAGCATGGCGCGTTCGACCATCATGTCTTGGCGTTGCAGCGACAACGTTGTATTGTCGGTGCGCGGCGACGCCCGTTCTCGGTCCAGCATGGAGCGCAGGGCGAGCGCCTTGGTGCACCAAAGGTTGCGTTCCGGCAGCTTTGCCACGATGGCTTCGAGTTTCAAAAGATCATCGTTCGCCCGCTGCAAGATCGAAGCGTCGCCCGTGACGCGATACGCCAGCATGTGAGCGCGAAAGATACCGTCCAGTTGTTGCAGTTCGCTGATGAGATCGTCGTGGAAATCGCGACGCTCCGAGCTACTCCGAAGCGACGTGGTGTTCTCCATCGCGCCTTCCTCCCCCAAAAAATCTGCGTAGTGTCGTCTCGTTTTATCCCAATACGTGCGGGGCTCGGTCGGCGGGCAGTACGACGCTGTCCTGCAGCGGTCTGCTTTCGATCTCGAAGCCCATTTTGACGCCGAGCGCGGCCGCTTCCTGCGTCGTGGTTTTGAGGGAGTAGGGCATGCGCACGAGATGGCATTCCGTTTTGCAGGCGCGGCACCACGGCAGTTTGCCGGTGACGGAGGATCCGAAGGTTCTGTCGTGCATGTTGTCGCCGATGGATCCGCACTTGGGGCAGACGGGGGCAAAGTAGTCGTCGCTGGAGTACAGCATGCGGTCGCGCAGCACCTCCGCCGCTCCGTGCGCGATGAACACGTCGCGCTCCATCTCGCCCACGCGCAAGCCGCCCTGGCGACTGCGTCCCTCGTTCGGTTGTCGCGTAATGTTGGAGACGGGTCCGTCCTTGCGGGCATGCCACTTGTCCAGCACCATGTGGCGCAGTCGCTGGTAGAAGCACACGCCCACGAAGACGCGCGCCTGCAGCAGCGTGCCCGTCATGCCGTCGTACATGACCTCGTCGCCGTGCGGTGAGAACCCAACGTCGCGCAGCTGCGACGCAATGTCGTCCGTTTTGACGCCGCGAAAGGGCGTGGCGTCGCCAAAGGAGCCCACGACGGCGCACAGCTTGCCCAACAGCATCTCCATCAGCTTGCCGATGGTCATGCGCGACGGAATGCAGTGCGGGTTGATGACGATGTCGGGCGAAATGCCGTCGCAGTTGAAGGGCAGGTCCTCGCGCGGAACCACGAGTCCGATGGTGCCCTTTTGTCCGGAGCGCGAGGACAGCTTGTCGCCGATGATGGGGATGCGCAGTTGGCGCAGCATGACCTTGACGCTTTTCATGCCAAACTTGTTGGTGGTGACGACGACGCGGTCCACGACGGCGGGCTCCGACGAGTTGTAAATGTAGCTCACGTCCGTCTTGACGGCGGCGAGCGTGGCAGAATCGGCGCGCAGCGTGCTCTTGGTCATGCCGATGAGCACGTCGTTGTCCACCACGCGCGTTCCAACCTCCACGACGCCGCTGGCGTCCAACTTGGAGTAATCCGCCATCTTGAGGTTCATGACGGCGCACGTCGTGACCAGCATGGGGTTCTCGATGCGCACGGCTTCGTTGTCGCCGACGCGCTCGTCCTCGTGCACGCGCGTGTAGTAGAAGGACCGAAAGCCGCCCATGTCGACAAAGGTTTTGGAGATGAGCAGCGAGTCTTCCTGGTTCAGTCCCGTGTTGGTCAGCACGGCGACGACGCAGTTGGTGCCGCACGGAAGCTCCGCGAGTCCGGGCACGGCGTCCTCGATGACGGAGCGCGACAGCGGCGCCTGCGTGTAGAAGGACTCGTGCATGTGGGCGTCGAGTCGGTGCGCCACGTTGATCAGCGCGCGCCCGATCGCCTGCTTGCCCATCGCGGCCTGGTACGTGTTGCGCGGACTTTGGTTGTGGTTCGAAAAGGGGATGCACGCCGCCGCGAGCCCCATGACGGCGAGCGGGTGCACTTCGAGGTGCGTGTGCTGCGGCGTCACGTTGTCGGGCAGCGGCGCCACGAGTCCCTGCGCCTCCTCCTCCTTGTCCACGTACTCGATGATGCCGTTCTCGCACAGGTGGTCCCAAAGCGACGACATGAAGGGCGCGTTCTCGGACGCCAACTCCGACCACTCCGCGAACGAAAGGTCCGCCCACGACTGCCCCTCATCATCACCACCCTCCTCCTCCTCCTTCCCCTTCTCCTCCTCGTACCCCTTCTCCTCCTCGTGCCCCTTTCGTTCCTCCGCGCCGCCCGTCGCCTCCCCGAGCCGCAAGCTGACGCGCTCCGCCAAATCCGCCAGCACGCGCCGCAAGTTGCTCAGCTCCGAAAGCACAATCAACGGACGCATCATGCACCCCGGGTCCACGTGCACCGAAACGCCAAACGGTTTCTGCACGATGGATATGTCGAAGGGCAGCAGTCCGTGCCGCCTGTCGCGACGCAGCCGGCTTGCGAAGGCGTCGGCGTCCTCCGGAATCACGCCCACGATGTCGTCGTTCACCAGCAGCAGCCGTTCCGACTGCAGGTTCTCCATGCCGACGAGGGGCGCCGCGATCTCCTCGGTCGGTTCCGCGACGACGGCTGACGCGGCAGGGGCTGCGCTCGCCACCGCGGCGCCCTCCTCCTCCGCCACCTCCTCCGCGAGCGCTTCGCGCGCCGACTTGTTGAGCGCGCGCACGTCGTCGTCGCGCAACGAAAGCACCGACGCCAGCCAGCGCTCGAGCGGCACGACTCCGTAGTCGCGGTAAAGCGTCGCCTTGAGCCAGCGCACGTCATGCCCGGTGCGAATGTAGGCAAAGATGGCGGGGTTCTTGAGCAGTCCGACGGAGTCGTCTTCGGGCGTCTCGAAGGGGCACACGAGGCCGTACTGGCTGTAGTGCAGGAAGCGCGGCTCCACGATGCGCCCCTGTCGTTGCAGCGGGTTGTTGATGCGCTGAATGTGCGTGATGGCGGCGACGGGGTTGTTGCGGCTGAGGATTTGCGAGACGCCCTCGCGGCTGTTGTGGCTGTGCGCCTTGTCGGCGGTCCAGGTGCCGGTTTGAAAGACGGAGTTGACCTGTCGGCTGATGATGCGCTCAAAGGGCATGAGGTCGCCGGGGTTGACCAAAGCTCGCTTGTTGCTGTGCAAGCTTTTCATGAGCGCCGTGCGCGCCATCTTCATCGTTTTGCGCAGCAGTTGTCGCAGCACGTGCGCAAACATGGGACCGGGGCCCTGGATGCGCTTCAGCGCCATGTGGTCGCGGTCGTCGGGCGCTTCGATGCCGTACTTGACGCGCAGCATGCGGCGCACCATCATGCGCCCGAGGTAGCACGCCTTTTTGAGGCGCGTGGCGTGGTCGTTGGTCAGTCCCAGATGCGGCAGAAACTCGGAGCTCTTGATGTGGTTCAGGTTCTTGTACAGCTTGTCGAAGGGCATCAACGCGCGGTTCGTCTCGGTCGCCATGTACGTGTACAGATCGCGATCGCTCAGGTCCCACACCTTGCGCCCGGGGAAGGCTTTCAGCTCCACCGCCAGCATGTTGCGCAGCGCGCGCACAGCCACCGCCTCCGGCGCGTTCTCGTCGTCCAGCACCGCCGCCGGAAACACGCAAAGCTCCGCGTCGCGGCGCTGCTTGATGCCCAGGAACCGGAACAGCACCGCGATCGGAAACTCGTACTTCTCCGTAAAGGGTATCACGCCGTAGATGGAGGGCGAGTCGTCGCTCTTGTACAGAACTAGAACCGTGTTGGAGCTGGAGCGGTGCTTTTCCTCGTGCCGGCTGCGCACCTCGCAGTACACCTCCACCGTGGAAGAGGCGCCCTGCGCGAAGGATGTTATGACGCAGTTGTAGCGCAAATCCTCCGCGGGTTGCACGACGCGCTCGTTGCCAAAGATGATAAAGTAGCCGCCGCGATCGTTGGCATCCATGGTGGGCAGCGTGGGCTCCTGCGTCGTCCAGCACATGTCGCAGCCCACCATCACCGGCAGCGACGTCAGCGTCTTTTCGACCGCGATCCGGTGCTCCGTCACCTGCAAGTCGCTAAAGTCCATGTTGGGCGACACCGACGCCAGATCAGAAAAGCGAATGTCGTCCGGCGGCGCGTGCTGAATGCGATGCACCACGTCGATCAGCGCCGACCCCGCATACGTAAAGTTGCGCTGCAACGCCTCCGCCGGCATGATGCGCCGCTCCTCGATCACGTTGCCCTGCTCGTCCACCTCCGAATGCATCGGGCGCTGGAAACGCAGGTTCTCGAGCGCCAACGTGTGCAGCTCGTTCGTCTCGGGCATGTAGAGCACGCACTTGCGGTTGTCCGCCGTCAGCTGCGGAGCCTGCTCGCGCAGAAAGCGGTTCCAGCTCGCTACATTAAACTCCGCGTAATGGTGGCGCTGAAAGTGCGCCTTCAGAAACATGCGCTGCAGCGTCTCCTCCATCGTGCCGTCGTACCGAAGCGCCGGCTCAAATTGTGTCACGAGGAGAAATTTCCCCGCACATTTTTGCAACATAGCGAAACTTTCGTGTTTTTGTGAGTGCTTGTATCACTTGCGTGCGGCGGGAACGTCGTCGTCGTCTTCGGCACCGAAAAGAGCGCGGGCTCGTTGGATGGATGGCTCTTCGTCGTCGTCGCCGAAGAGTGTGCGCGAGCGCGAAGGGGCGGGCTTTGCGTCGCCGCCGTTCTCGTCGTC